TGTTTAAATAAGGTACAGTTTTATTATAACCACCCTCCACTACAAAGTTCATGGCACTCTCACCTGGAACTGTATAAGTAAAGTTTGCTCCACTAACAGCAATAGTGTCAAAGAAGTTAGTTAATGTATCAGCATCAGTTTCGCTTACTTCAAAAGTAAGATTAAATATTTTTGCATTTTGATTAAGACCAAAAGAAAGTCGATGTTCGTAACCATCACCAAAAGAAACAACACGAGTTTTTGGTGCGTTTGACTTTGTAAAATTGTATGTTGGTACAAAAGCTGTACCTGCTGCTGT